CCTGCGGTTGACGCTCCCTGACACGAAGGTCGCGACGTTCAATGCGCTCATCAAATCCATGCCGATCGCCGGCGGCGTCAACGCCGTCCTGAAGGGTAAGACCGACACCAAGATCACCGGGCCAGTGACCTGGTCGTAATCGCCGCCTCAACACCCCACGTAATAGGAATTTCACAATGACACTGTTGACCAAATCCGCAATTCTCACCGCGGCCGACCTGCCGCATGAAGACGTGCCAGTTCCGCTGTGGGGTGGTACCGTGCGCGTGCGCACCATGACCGGCCAGGAGCGCGACCAGTTCCGCGCCGCTATCGCATCGGACGAGGGTGTGCCGCTGGGCCGCTTCTCTGCGGCGCTGCTGGCCACCACCTGCATCGACGAAGACGGCGAGCGGCTGTTCACCATGGAGGACATGGAGCAGCTGCAGGCGAAGAGCGCCACTTCGCTGGACGCCCCAGCCGCCGTGGCGATGCGGCTGAACGGCCTGGGAGGCAACTCCGTCGAGGACGCAGTAAAAAACTCTCTGAGCGACCAGAGCGACGATTCTGGTTCCGTCTCGCCCTCCAGCTCGGAAAAAGCGTAAGACAGGCGCAGGCCGAGATCAGTTCGGCCGAGTTCACCGAGTGGCTGGCTTATTACGAGCTCGAGCCATTTGGTGAGCTGGTCGCCGACCAGCGGCACGGCGTGGCCACGTCGGTGCTGGCCAACGTCAATCGCAACCACGAGAAACGACCGGAGCCTTACGAGGCGGCCGACTTCATCCATTGGCGCAGCACCGGCAAGCAGGTGCAGGACGACGAGCCGGTCCTGCTCGATGATCCTGTCGCACAGTCGAATCTGATCCGTGCGGCGATTTTTGGCATTGGCCCGCAGCCCACCGAATAGCACTACGGCAGCGCAATATCTTCATTCAGGATAACCATGGCAAATCTTCCAGGTCTGGTCGTATCGCTCGAAGCAAATATGGCGAAGTTCATGGCTGATATGGACAAGGCTGCTCAGAAAACCGACCAGTCGATGTTGAGGATGGCGGCCAGCAGCGACCAGGTGCAGAAGGCGATGAAGGGCCTGGAGAGCCAGGCAAGCCGGGCTACCTCGGCCGCCATCTCACTCGGGAAAGGGATGCTGCTCGGCGCGGCCGTCGGAATGAGCTACGACGGGATCAAGAATAAAGTCCTGGGCGTGATTGACGGGATGGCCATGCTCAAAACCATCTCTGAAAAGACCGGTTCCAGCGTCGAGAACTTGTCGAAGTTGGCGTTCTTTGCCAAGCAATCGGGTAGTGATATTGATGCCGTGGCCGCAGCTATGGCAAAAATGTCGAAGGGCATGGCAGGTGCCGATAATGAAACGCGGGGCGCTGGCCTGGCATTGAGTTACCTGGGCCTGAGCGCGAAGGACTCGGCCGGCAATTTGAAAGATCCTGCCGTCATGATCATGGAGGTAGCGAAAAAGCTGGGCGAGTATAAGGATGGCGCAGGCAAGGCCGCGATCGCGCAGGCACTGTTCGGGAAATCTGGCGCGGACATGCTGCCCACCCTAAAGCTCATGGCCGAACAAGGCAATATTGAGGCCAAGGTCACCGATGCTCAGGCGACGGCGGCGCGGCAGTATCAGCGCGATCTCAACAAGTTGGATGCGCAGAAGGGCATGCTGTTCAAGACAGTTGCCACGGCGCTGCTGCCCACGATGACCGATTTCACGAATGTGATGCTGGATGCGTCCAAGAATACGAATTTGGTAAATGGCGCGGCCAAGGATCTAGCGAAGGATCATTCCATCGAAGACTGGGCGGATGAGAGCGTCATGGCGCTGGCGTTGGTGATCGATACAGTTAAGGTAATTCCTAACCTCATCCAAATTGGTACGTCCTTTATTTCCCTGGCCGCTGCCTCCGTGAAGAGTTCAGCTTCGGGGTTTATCGGCACGGCAGAGGAAGCCAAGCAATCGCAGAACGACTTCGCGGAAGCGTATGCGAAATATGGCGAAAGGGTCGCCGGCCTGCTCGATAAGGAGGTCGACGCTACCAGAAAGGCCATGCAGGCAAAGATCGACGCGCGCAAGGCTGCACAAAAACAGGGCGATTCCCCTGGTCCAGGCACGCCGGAGAAGTCTCTGGACTTCAACACGTCCGGCGAAGATCGCGAAATGCAGCGCAAGGCCAACGAAGCTGCACAAGAGGCCGCACGCCTGGCGAAGAACATCAACGCCGGCCGCATCAAGGATCTGGAAGAGGGTATGGCCAAAGAGCTCGATGGCATTGAGTTCTCGAACAAGTACATGGCCGAGATGCGCGCGCAGGACCTGGTGAGCGTGGCCGACTATACCGCCTACCGCAAGAAGGCGGCAGAGGATGCGCTGGCTGCGGCAGTGAGAGCCTACGACGGCGAAATAGCCGAGGCCACGCGCTATCGCGACACCCTGAAAAAAGGTTCCGAGCGCGAAGCCGAGCAGACGAAGATTGACACCTTGAACGCGAAGAAGGAAAAGGCTATTCGCGACGCTGGGAATGAAGCCACGCTGGCGACGCTGCAGCGCTCCGACGCGCAATCCCAGCTCAACATTCAGATGAAGGAGTGGGTGATCCAGCAGGATCAGGCGGCGGAGCAGTTCAAGTTCGAAATCATGATGTACGGCCGGTCCTCGCTAGAGGTCGCCAAACTCACCGCGGCACGCCGGATTCAGCTGCAGGTTGAAGAAGAGATCCGCCAGAGGCAGAAGGAGGCTGGAGCGGACAACCCCATCGATCGAACCAAATTCGATGAGGCTGCCAAGGCTGCGATCGCGAAGAGCAACGCGCTATACGACCAGGCAGATGCCCAACAGCGCGACCCGTGGGTGAACCTGCAGGCCTCGGTCACCCGATACGGTGAGGAGGCGAGCAACGTCGGCGCGCAGATCGGGAATGTGATGACCGATGCCTTCCACGGTGCCGAGGATGCATTCGTTCAATTCGCGATGACCGGGAAACTCAGTTTCAAAAGCCTTGCCTCGTCCATCCTGGCGGACCTCGCGCGGATACAGGCGAGGAAGGCGATTGCCGGCCTTGTCAACATGGCCGTCAGTTACTTTGCTGGCGGAAGCCAGCCATCGAGTGGCCCGGGCTCGTCCGGATGGGATGGCTACGGCAATACGATCGATGTAGCAGGGGCGCGGGCGGGCGGGGGCTCGGTGCTGGGCGGTTCGGCCTATTTGGTCGGCGAGCGCGGGCCGGAGATTTTCAAGCCATCCGGCGCCGGCACCATCATCCCGAACGGCAAAATAGGCGGCGCGGGCGGTGGTATCGAGGTCAAGGTGATCGTGAACGCGGACACTGGCCAAAGCCAAACTGATTCGAAGGGCGACGGCCGCGAGATGGAGCGCCTGGGCAAGCTGATCGGCGACAAGGTGCGCGAGACGATCATTCAGGAAAAACGGATGGGCGGGATGCTGGCATGACGACCTTCACGATTGTGCCGGCGACCGCGCAGCTGGCGAAGAGGCCGAAGATCCTCGCGGCGGCGTTCGGCGATGGCTACACTCAGCGCACCCCAGCCGGCCTGAATTCGAATCCTGCCACTTGGCAGTTGACGTTCAATTTCCGGACGCTGGCGGCGTCCCAGGCTTTTTTGGCTTTCCTCGATGCCCTCGGCGGCACGGTCGCCTTCACCTGGACCGCGCGCGGCGAGGCCGTGGCGAAGCGATGGACGTGCAAAGAGTACGGCGTGAGCGAACAGCCTGGCGCTATCTGGCGCGGTAGCGCGACCTTCGAGCAAGACTTCGGGAACTGATATGTCGAACACTATTGCAACGGAAGTCCAACTGCTCGCGCCCACGGCGCTGGTCGAACTGTACGAGTTGGACCTGACCAAGTACGCCGGCGGCGTTCTGCGCTTCCACGCTGGCACGAACGAGCTCAGCGCCGATGTGACATGGCAGGGCCAGGTCTACTCGCGCTTCCCGATCAAGGCGACCGGGTTCGACCGGCGCAGCTCCGGAACGTTGCCACGGCCCGTTTTGCAGGCGTCCAACACGCAGGGGCTGCTGTCCGGCGCGGCGCGCGCCAGCTCGTACTACCTGGGTTGCAAGGTGACGCGTCGACGCACGTACGCGCGCTTTCTCGATGCCGTCAATTTTTCAGCCGGCAACCCGACCGCGGATCCGAACCAGCACTTCCCTGACGACGTGTTCTATGTCGATCGCAAATCGAACGAGACGCCGCTGCTGATTGAATGGGAGCTGGCCAGCGCCTTCGACATTCAGGGAGTGATGCTTCCGCGCCGCCAGGTCATCCAGAACTGCTGCGCTTGGGTGTACCGCTCGTCCGAGTGTGGGTATGCCGGCGGCCCGGTCGCGGATGCCATGGACGTCCCGACATCGAATTCTGCACTCGACAAGTGCAGCAAACGCTTGAGTGGCTGCAAGCTGCGCTTCGGCGCGAACGGGGTCCTGCCCTATGGGGGATTCCCAGGCGTCGGCTTAGTCCGGTGACCAGCATTTCGACAAACACAACCGCCTTCGGGCGGTTTTTTATTGGGCGATCGATGGACGAATCAACCCTGCAGGCGATCCGCGACCATGCGCAGGCCGAGTATCCGCGCGAGTCGTGCGGTGTCGTGGTGGTGCGCCGCGGTCGTGAGCGCTACTACCCATGCCGCAACATCGCGCTGGCCGACGATCATTTCTCGATTCACCCGGAGGACTACGCCGGCGCCGAGGATGAGGGTGAAATCACCTGCATCGTTCACTCGCACCCGAACGTGGCGCCATTACCAAGCGCTGCCGACCTGGTCGGCTGCGAAGCGTCCGGCCTGCCGTGGCTGATCGTCAATTGGCCGACGGGCGCCATCCATGAATTTGCCCCGAGCGGCTATGTCGCGCCGCTGGTGGGCCGGGTCTATTCATACACGGTGCTCGACTGCTACACGCTGATTCAGGACTACTACCAGCGCACGCTCGGCATCACGCTCAAGGACTTCCCGCACCCGGAGCGGTTCTGGGAGACGGGCGGGAGCATGTACCTGCAGCACTACGAGGAGGCCGGTTTCGTCCAGGTGGACCAGATCGCCTTGCACGACGTGCTGCTGATGCAGATCGGGGCCAGCACGCCGAACCATGGCGCCGTCTATGTCGGCGACGGAAAAATTATGCAGCACCTGGAGCATCGCCTGTCGAGCGTCGACGTGTGGGGCGGGTTCTGGGAGAAGTGCACCGTAAAAATTATTCGGCACAAGGATTTGCTATGCGTGAAGTGAGGTTGTACGGGCACCTGGCCAAGCAATTCGGCAAGGTGTTCTCGATCGATGTGGCCAGCCCCGCGGAGGCGGTGCGCGCGCTATGCGCCAACCTTCGCGGCTTCGATGCAGCGATTGCCGGCCACAAACCCGGCTATCGCATCTTCGTGGGAAAGGGCCAAATCTGCATGGACGATCTGACATTCCAGAGCGGCACTGCACCCATCAAAATCGTGCCGGTAGTTTCTGGCGCCAAGAATGGACTGGGCCAGGTAATAGTCGGCATTCTGATTATTGTTGCGGCATTCTATACGGGCGGCGCCTCGTACTCTGCGGCTGGCGGGCTCGTCGCCGGCACGGGCGGCACGATGGCGCTGAGCTTCGGCACAAGCATGATTATCGGCGGCATTTCGCAGATGATGATGTCGGCGCCGAGCACGGCATCGCCCAAGGAGCAGCCAGGCAGCGAGCCTTCGTATGCTTTCAATGGCCCAGTCAACACGATCGCGCAGGGCAATCCGGTGCCAGTCGGCTATGGGCGGATGATCGTCGGCTCACAAGTCGTGTCGGCCGGTATGTCGGTTGAGCAGAGATTCGTCGCGCCGGTGCGCAGCGCGCCGACGAGTCCTTACACCGGGCGCGGGCACTACGGCCAGGTGGACCTATGAGCGGCGGCAAGGGCGGCGGCGGAAGCGCACACACCCCAGTCGAGGCAACCGATTCCCTGCGCTCAAAACAATTCGCACACGTGCTCGATCTGCTATGCGAGGGCGAGATTTATGGCCTGGTCGACGGGGCGAAATCGGTCTACCTCAATGAGACGCCCCTCCAAAATGCGGACGGCTCGTCCAACTTCGCCGACGTTCACCTGTACTGGAGCACCGGCACGCAGTCGCAGGGTGGTACTAGCCCGGACGCTAATGCGATCTCCTTCGGCACTGAGGATGTGCGCTACGACACCGCCGTCGGCGTCGAAGTCAAGCAAGCGGTGCCGGTGGTGCGGCGCATCACCGATCCTAATCTGGCCTATGCGGTGGTCACGGTCTCGTTGCCGTCGCTGCAAGAACGGAACATCCAGAATGGCGACCTGAATGGCGCCAGTGTGGCGATCACCATCGACCTGCAGTGCAACAACGGCGGCTACGTCAACAAGGTGGCCGACACGATCACGGGCAAGACCTCGTCAAAATACCAGCGCTCCTACGTGATCTCCTTCGATGCGGCCGGCCCCTGGGATATCCGCGTCTCGCGCACTACGCCGGACAGCACCGTCCAGACGCTTGAAAACAAGACCTTCTGGGACCTGTACACCGCGGTCAACCCCACGCACCTGGCTTATCCGAATTCGGCCCTGGTGTCGCTGTCGATCGACAGCCAGCAATTCTCGTCGATCCCGACGCGCGCCTACGACGTCAAGCTGCTGGTCGTGCGCGTGCCGAGCAATTACGATCCGATCACCCGGGCTTACTCCGGCCTGTGGGATGGTACGTTCAAGCTCGCATGGACTGACAATCCGGCATGGTGCTATTTCGACCTGGTGACGAGCAAGCGGTATGGGCTTGGCGATTTTATCGACCTGACTCAGGTGGACAAGTGGACCCTGTACACCATCGCGCAGTATTGCGATGGGATGGTGCCCAACGGATTCGGCGGCTACGAGCCGCGGTTCACCTGCAATCTCTACCTGCAGTCGCAGGCTGAGGCCTACCAGGTCGTGCAGAACATGGCGTCGATATTCCGCGCAATCACGTTCTGGGCAACCGGATCGATCATGGTCGTGCAGGACGCACCGGCGACGCCGATATCGCTGTTCACCAATGCCAACGTGATCGATGGGGCGTTCGGATACGTAGGCACCAGCATCAAGGCTCGGCATACGGTCGCGCTGATCTCGTGGAACGACCCGGCCGACTTCTACCGCCAAAAAGTCGAATACGTGGCCGACGACGCGGCGATCACGATGTACGGCGTCAAGACTGTCAGCCTGGTTGCTTTTGGCTGCACGTCGCGCGGCCAGGCGCACCGGGTAGGCCAGTGGCTGCTGTACTCCGAATCGAATGAAACGGAAGTGGTGACGTTCCGCACAAGCATCGAAGGCGCGATGTACCCGGGCGCGTTGATCAAGACGTCGGACATCAATCGCGCGCTCAACCGCATGGGCGGCCGGATCAAGTCCATCGCCGGCAGCGTTGTCACGCTCGATGCTCCGGTCGTCATCGCGTCCGGCAAAACTTACTCGCTGAGCATCATGCTGGAAGATGGCTCGATCTTCAGCAGCTCGGTGACTGGCTCCCTCGGCTCGACCAGTACGCTGACGCTGACCGCTTCTCTGCCGGCGCAGCCAGTGGCCAATGCGGTATTCATTTTTGCAGCTAGCGACCTGGTGCCGGAGGTCTGGCGCGTGGTTAGCTTGGCCGAGGTGGAGCCGAACATCATCGAAGTCTCTGCGGTCGAACACGCGCCCGAGAAGTTCGCGCTGATCGAGAACGGCGTTTCCTTCACGCCGGCGCCGACCAGCCAGGCAAACGCCAGCCTGCTGGTGACCAACATGGGCGTTGCCGAGGCGCTGTACGTGGTGGCCAATGCTGGCTTTGGCATCCGCGCCACACTGTCGTGGACCAGCACGGCGCCGCGCTTCAGCGTCCGGTACCGGCCGATCAGTGGTGGGGCATGGGTCACGCGCGAAGTGCTTGAATCGTCGGCCGACTTCCCATCTATGAGTCAGATCGGCTACATGTTCGAAGTCACGGCCATTGATGGCCTGGGCCGCAAAGTGGACACGCAGACGTTGAACTACACCGTTCTCGGGCTGTCGATCCCACCTGGTGATGTCACTGGCCTTGCCTCGGCGGTCGAGAACTTTGGCACCCGGCTGCGCTGGACCGACAACACCGACGTGGACCTGGACCACTATGAGATCCGCGTCGGCGGAGCGGATTGGGCGACGGCCGCGCCGGTGACTAGCATCGCAGGGAATTCCTGTCTGTTGCCGCCGATGGTCGCGGCCACCTACCAATTCCGCATCAAGGCAGTGGATACGACGGGCAATCCATCGGTCAACGCTACGACGTTGGCGGTCACTGTCGCGCCGCCGGCAGTCGTGGCGCCGACCGCGCGCGTGGCTGGCCAGATGGCTGTACTAGTTTGGCCGACAGTCGTCGGTGCCTACGCGATCGACCATTACGAGGTTCGCTACGGATCCGCATGGGCGGGCGCCGTGACGCTCGACATGCCAAAGAGCGCGCAATTCCTGGAGAAGATCAGCTACGGCGGCGTGCGCACATATTGGGTGG